TTGCGCCGTGGCGCGCCACTCGCCCGCCTGAAGCATCGTGGTTTTGTGGTGCTCCTCAATGAGCGCACCACAGGCCTCGTTGCTGCAGAGGTAGTCAACGCGTTTGTAGTCGGCAGTCCATTTTAGGTTTGCCCACTCAAGCACCTGATGCATGCCGCAATGCGGGCACGGGACGAAGTAGCGACGCTTGTCGCTGCTTTCGTACAGGTCATCAATCCGCGATGCGCCCTTGATTGTCGGCGAGCTGGAGAAGTAGAACTTCGCCTTACGGCCGAACGTGGTACCGCGGGCTTCGGCGAGTTCAATGGGGTCGCCTTCGCTGTCTACGTCGACATCCCAGCGGTCAATCTCGTCGCCGTACACATAACGTGCGGACAGTTCTGCCAAGTTGGCAGCCGAGCCAGCTGTGGTGCAATAGAGCGTCCCGCCCTCGAACTCTTTGGTGTCGAGAGTATTGCGGGCATCACGCGAGCGCGGCTTGGCAACGCGCTTGGCCAGCTCCGGTACCGCTTTGATCGTTTTGTCTATCCGGCTGGATACGCGGCGAGCCAACTTCTCACTCGGCAGCAGCGCCAGGATGTTGGCCGGTGCCATGTGGATGTTGCCGCCGATCCAGTTCAGCGCGATCTGCGTCTTCATCATCTGCGAAGCGACCATTGTCACCACGCGTTTGCTGGGATGCAGAGGCGACAAGCAACGCATTGGCTCGCGGGCAAACGGCGTGCGGTCGGTGTGGTACTTGCCTGGCTCAGCTGCGCCAGTGTCCTTCGGGATCCGTTGATACTCGTCGGACCATTGGTCAATCCACAGTTCAGGATCAAGCTCAAGGCCACGGTGGTATGCCGCACGATACGTGGCGGCACCGTCGGCATACGGATGTTGCATGGTTAGTTTGGCTCCTTCGCCCCCTGCTCCAGTTCGGAGTCCAATTGCACCAGGCTGGCGGCGTCCTCAAGGACGCTGCGCAGCAACTCGGTCAGACGGCGTTCCATTTCCCAGGAATCAGTGATCGCTACGAGCTCGCCGGCAACCTTAGGCGGCAAGCCGAGTACCAGGTCGCGCAGGGTGCGGGCGGCCGAGAAGGCGGCACGGTCAACAGCGGCGCGCTCAACAAGTTGGCCTCGGCCTTTCAAGAACTCGTCTTCCGCCAGCAGCGCCAGGTAGTGTTCGCGGTGTGCACGGGCCTTCTGATAGTTGTCCCCACCGCTGGATAGAACTGGCAATGAGGGCGGCGCATCCGGCGTAACCAAGGAATGCACGCCCTTTTCGGCACGGTCACGTTGGTGGCGATCAGCAACGCCGGCCTTGCTTGGATCGGCGGTCTCACCGAGCAGCGCCAGAGTGGCCTCAACCTCGACATGGCCCTTATCGTTCAGTACCAGACGCCCTTGTCCGGCCAGCTTGGACACATAGGGCCGTGACCAGCCTTGGCTATCTGCGAACTCTGACTTCTTCATGACCGTCATGAATTCACCTGTTAACCAGAAACACGCACAGAGTTAACTGAATTAACCCCTGTTAACTAACTCTCAAAGCCTCCCACTACCGCGAGAGCGGGGCTTGAATTACCCTTGCCGACTCCAGCGCCCCAGGGGCCCCGGCAGGGGGGCGGCCCGCCCTCACCCGACAAGTGTGCGCGTGGCACGCCACTAGCCCCGCCTGCCTCGCAGCTTCGGTAGCCGCCCGTTCAATGCATCGGCAATCGCTTTATCGATGTTCGCTTCTAGCTGTCCATCGTTCTCGGCCACCCGCCGCACCACATCATGGAACTTGAAGCGCGCGCGGTACTGAGGCTGACGCACGAAGGCGAGCACCATCACCACGTTCTTACCGCGCCGCTCTGCGATGCCGATGGGCGTCTTGCCGCGCTTCAATACGAAGAACGCCAGCGCATTACCCTTGCGCAATGAGCGCTTACTTTCGCTAGCTGCGCTGTCCGAGCCTGATAGCTTCATAGCCTTGAGGCCTGAAAGTATCTGCATCATGTGGCCTTTCTGGATATTCCCGTAGGCATCAAGGCGAGCGCCACCAGCAGGAACAACGAAGCGCCCAGCGGGCAGAATGCCCGACTCACGCAGATAGCCTTCGCTGCGCCGCTTGATACGCTCACCGCCCTCAACTTGAGGCAGCAGATAGTCTTCGGCAGTAAAAGGATTCTTGCCTGCCGCCTGATCCTGCACCCACAGCGCCGCTTCTGGGGCAGCCGATGGCTTTGCATGCAGGACGCGGATCGAGCTCAACACCCATGGCGTGGGCTTAGGCTCGAAGATGTTCTCCATCTCGGTGCGCAACGCTTGCCGCGCCTGGTTCGCCGAATGGTTCAGCGCATCCGCCAATGCCCGAGGGGCCAACCCATCGCCCAACTTAGCGAGCGCCGCCAGCGCATCGTCTAACCCATCGGCAGTTATGCGAACTTTCACGCTGGGCGATCTGAATCAGGCTTGGCAGGCACATCACACACGCCCACCTTCTTAGCCAGCCAGCGCGCATAGATCGCGCCAGTGATGTCCGCGCCCAGCAACCCAATGCCAATGGCCAAGCCGCCTGCCATATAAGGATCTTTCCACAGCGCCAAGGCGAACAGCAGCGCCGCCATACCAAACAGCGCCGAGCTGCCGAACCGCAGCGCAACGCGCTTGATGATTTCGGACATCGCAACGCCAGGCACATCCGCTTGGCGCATCTCACCAACCAACCCGGCCAATGCCACCAGCACCAACAGCCAAGTCGGCAGATCCGCCAGGCCCTGCTGCATTTGCTGTTCAGTAGACATGGCAGGCTCCCAAGGCCGGAATGAAAAAGCCCCGCCGGTTGGCGAGGCCTTTGGATGAAAGCCCCTTGCGGGGCAGTGACCGGCGCAGGATCCGGTCGGGGCGCACAGCACGTGCTAGGTGTTTATCGCTGACGCAGCAATAAATCTTGGACACTTTGTACCTCTTGACATGCAACCCCAGCAACCGCGAAAAATCAGCACCCTGCGTGAACCGTGTACGAACCTGCAACGAACTGAGTTAAACCCTGTTCACGACAAACCGCGCCGACGAACGGTCAACCACCAACTACTGCCGCCCGCACCGAACGCGCGAACGCCTTGCGCGCCTGCGCCTGTTTTTTCAGCGCCTGCTCACTGGCCTTGCCTTCCTTGCGCACCGCCGCCAAGCGCTCAACCCGCGCCACTGTGGCAGGCAACTGCTGCTCAGCTTTACGCAAGGCCACCGCCACACCCGGCAACACCCGCGCCAGTTCAACATGCAGCGCATCCACCCGCGTGCGATAGGTGCGCACAGATACACCCAGCCGGTGCGCCTGCTGGGCAACGGGTACCGGCCGCTCTTGGCAGTAACGTACATGCGCCAACTGGACCATGGTGCGCCCAATAACCCCAAGCCCGGCAGGCGCATCAAGGGCCAGGTCATGCAGCGCCTTATCCACCGCCTGCGCCGCGCGGCTCATTGCCACCCAGCACTCTACCGTTGAGAGGCAGCGGCTACCCGGAGCCCTGACTGCGCCGCCCTCACCATCCATCCGGCCAAGCGGTGAAGGGATGCTCACCTCCACTGCAGGGTTCAAAGCCTCACGGCCCCAGGCGCAAAGCAGCACCTCCATTGCCTTAATCATTGCGCCACCTCCGGTTTTTGCATCAACCCAACACAAAACGCCCAACCCAACACAAACCCAACACACTTAAAACCCTTATAAATCAACACTTTCAAAGCATCTGTGTTGAGTGTGTTGGGTGTGTTGGGTTTTTGAGTCCTCGCGTAGAGCTTTTTTTGCTGCCGTGATGCTGCCTTAACGGTTGTCGCGCATTTGTGTGCGCATGCGTGCGCGCGCGTACAAACCCAACACACCCAACACACACCCGGCAAAGCCGCGCCATTGCTGGCCTCAACCTGTGTTGGGTAGGCAAAAGCAACCCAACACACAGCCGACACACCCAACACACTTTTAGGCGTAGTCATGCTGCAGCCGCCTTGACGTGATCCCACGCCCCCACGCTCCAACCCGCAGCCCGTGCGGAATCGCGCCACTTTTCAACCATCAC